TAAAGATCTTAAAGTTAAAGATCACCCAGGGTAACGGATGTCACCCACTGGAAATTGAATAGTTCGTAAGCTAGCAATGCTAGCTGCTTTCTATCCAAGAATAACCAGGTGTCCACTCATTCACGAGTGTACTCTTTGTTACAGGAGACCCAAAGAGACCACGTCTAGGTTCGAAACCTAATGACGCTATCTCACTGAGTCCAGCCTGTGATAGGGCAAGGAAGTATCGGCCTAACGTTTGCTTACGCACACGCTTCGGCTTCAACTGAATATGCCTAACCATCCACCCTTCATGCCCGTGTTTTGGTTCTTTCAAAGTTCGCTCAGCCTCAATAAATGAGACGACGAACCCAGAATCACCAAACGCGGGATCCACTAAGCAGAGTCGCCATTGTCGTGGAGCAGCCTTAAAAAGCCGCAACCACGTATCTCGAAAACGTATATCACAACCTAAGTCGTGACATATATGTCGAGAGTAATGTCGTATGCTGTTAGCAATCTGCACTTCGTACGGAATAAGATTATCTTTCCGTCCTCCGCGCAGATAAAAGGGTCGTACGGGTTGACCGCGAAAGAAATCGCGCCCGCAAGACTCAAAGAAGTTACCTGCCAAGTAACTCTTTTCCGTGTTCACTTTAAACCCAAAGGCGTTTAAAGTATCGACCACATCCTTTGCGTACTCTATAGGAACGATTAGATCGTCTCCATAGGTACATATCAGATGATGTTCACCCTTCGGTACACACGAACGACAAATCGCATAAAATATTAGCGATTCTAGTTCAAATGTGTATCCATTACCCATCGAAGAAAATTTCTCTAGAACCGTTACGGTTGTTGAGTCAGATTCTTTAATTGTGGTAGTGGCCGACCGGGCACTCGTAAGCAAATGGAACCAACGTCTATCAAGTAGTTCTCGAACTACCGAATAGGCTAAGGTGTCAGATGCCATGCTCAGGTCAATTGTTGCATATCCGCAGTTAAACGCGTGTTTTGCAAAGAATTGATTCTTATCCTGAGACGTGAGGTCGATGCCAGTCCTTCTAAGTTTTTCGCGTATTACTCGGCCTATCCCTAGCTGTAAAAAGCTATTAAGGGATGGTTCCTTGCAAATTCCGCGATCGACTTTCGAAGTCTTTGGAACGGTTGTGAACTCGTTCCCTCCTACGATCACTGGACGTTTCGCGGTATCCCACCACGATTCGCCGAGCAGTGATTTATAAAAGGGATACAAGCTTTCGGTTAGATAGATTTCTCTATCGTATTTATCCGACAGCACTGCACCTTGAGCTCGTGTAAAGGCTGACGCACCTGGACCAAATCTAAGATTTGCTTCCACGCGATTCAACGCCTTGGAGTCTAATTCGCCTAAAATTTTCTGAACAACACTTTTGACCTTGTGAAGGTTAAGAATTGGTTCAGCTGAATTAAAGGACGCATTAGTCTCTTTACACTTCTGTTCTGATGCCCAGAAGGCGTCAATGGCGTTTTGCCTCCTATCTACCTTTACGGGTATATTAGGACTCTTCTTTAACAGGCTGCTAACTAAATAGTCGTCACGAAATTGTGACGTGTCTATATAGTGCAAAGAGTTAAAGTCGAGTTCGATCAACTGCTCATATTCATGATGCTGAAGTATTAACCACAGCATTAGTGAACGGGGCGAGTCGATCTTCTGGCATAGTTCCATTGTAACAGAACGCTCGAGTCCGAAACTCGAGTTACCAATGTTATCTGAGATATTCATTGTGGACTCCATTCTTCTAAGTAGCTCTATAGCAGGATGCTATATGAGATATGTTATAATTACGACGATTGCACTAAATGCAGCCGCGTATCGAGCGGGTATATACGGTCTGACTAACTCAACAAGAGTTTGCACAGCCCGTTTCACCTTCTCCATTATAACATCGGGTCTAAATCCGAGATATATGCTTGACAAATCGCATCAGATACAAGGTCACTAAGTTGTGCCCCCAAATCTGCGCGTTCCGTCGCAGTCATAGATATCGGTAAGACCACCTCTACTTTCGCAATTGCAGTGTCCTTAACTTCGAAATTCAAGAAGCTAGGGTCACCGACTGCGCGACTTAACGGTAAGTTAAATCGGAAGTTTACGTGATCAGTTTTACGACCACGTTTGGATCCATTGAAGTTCAGCACTAAAAGCGGATTAGCTTGGCTAATACCGCCGCGATCGTTAACTAACGTTATTTCGTTAGCTGTACGACCGCGAGGGCTGAAGACGTCATTGGTCACAGCATCGCTGCGAGTTAAGGTAATAGCAGATAAAGTTGCCATAGTTTTTGTTCCTTTTAAAGGTTTAAAAATTGTTACACATAGAGTGCGTAACCACTTTGCTGAAGGATTCAGCGAGTGCACGATATTGTGCTATCGTCGTGGTCCTTTACCTCTTCTGTGACGCATTTGATGTAACAATGCGACAGCGGAAGTAAGGGATTTAAACGAATCAGACGGCTTGTAGCTCGGTATTAGTTCACTTTGGGGAATGTCATCATACAAATTAATGACAGACCTTTCATGTGAATTATACTTTCGCATACCAGCTTGTTCGATAGTATATCCATCGAAGTCTGTACCTCTGGCACTGCTTTCACTTTTAAACTTATGGACTCGAGAGCCCGTAAAGTCAGATAGTGATCGCAACGCATCTAAGCTTTTCAAAATATCACCAAGGTTGAACATCCAATCTACAACAAAGCTAAAGGGAACAAGTTCCCAAGCCAGTTCTAGAGGATTTCCAGCGTTGATATGATCTCCGATGTTTATTTTATAATATAAACGGACGAAATCAGATACTTCGATGTTATGCTCAACGGTCATCCCATTGGATGCGGTTATACTAACAGTATCAGAGTTCCTTACGTTGACTTTGGATTTATGCCAAATGTCAGCTGTAAGGGCTCTAACTTGCTGTGCAGTATACGCCGCGTGTAGGTCCCCGATAAGGGGACCTGCGCCAAAATTCCAGGATAACCAGGTACTAGATACATCCGCAGTTGTAAACTTCTTACGTTTAACACGCTTTTGACCATAGAACCTTAAACCCTTTATATCCCGCGCAGATGCTTTAAATCTGGCGAACTTATAAATGGTCCATAGTTTCTTGGCCATGCTGTCGAACATAGAAGCAGTTGCGGCGTACTCAGCAAATGCTGTACCCAAGTTGACGGTTCGTTTCTTAATCTTCAAACGTAATGGCAATTGCCAGTTTGTAGTAAGACTCGATGCAGAGGGGAGACCCTCCTGCAATATGTCAACCTGTCTCCACCAAATATCCGTAGTGCTAAACCAAGCCAGCGTCGGGTAGGGGTGATAGCCGTATTGTTCGACTGTCTGCTCCTTCCGTGACACTGGTTGTATATAAGAATACTTATATACATTGGGATACGCCTTTGGATACTTCCACATAGGTTCCGGAGGTCTAGGTTCACCTGGATCAGTCGTATAACTCCGACTAGTCTCAAGTTCACCGTAGAAACTCGTCCGGTATGTGTTATCAGTTAAGTTATCGTATCGTCGCCAATATGGCACGTTAAATAGATAACTTTGACTGTTGGTGGTAGTAAAACTCATAGTAAACTCCTTTGTTGGTATAGACCAACTAGGCGCTCAATACGAGCAACCCTCGGTCATAGATCGAGGTGAGAGAGAGTCTCTTAAACAACTTTTCGAAATTCGATTAGAATTTTTAAGGGGTCGTTTTCATAGCCTCTGCCTCTATACTCGAACTTGAAATCAGACTGATCCATTAGTTTACTAATAGGAACAGTTTGCTGAACGTTGATAGCATGTTCTAACATGCGATCGCCGACAGCTTGATCAAGTTGCAAAACTATAGCGTGTCTATTATGGAAATCACTTTTTGGGTGAAGTCCAATGTTATACTCGCCGTAGTTTACGCTCAATGAAAATATTGAGTAAGTGTGTAGAACAGTAGTCATGATGACATCCTTATGTTGTTTAATTCGTGTCGTACCCAGCAGTTGCAAAATGCAACATTTGTACTGGTAAAACGTACGTTACGAGGG